AAGACGACCTGGTTTTTCCTCTGATGCTTGGGAATACATCAAATCCGTAAAGGATTTGTCTTGGTAAATAGCAGAAAACGCTGTGTTATTCCAGTCGTTATTAAGAGCTACAGAGTTCTTAGCAATTGCTTCAGGTCTGCGTAACCCGATTTTTTGGAAATATTTATATTTTGTATTCTTTGCTTCATCAGGAGTTTGCTGGATAAAATTCCCACGATTCTTCAAATAGGATTGCATATTCCTATCAAATGTGGAACCTTTACCGTCATTACTAACGTAGGATTTATTTGAAGATTGTGTAGAAGAACTATCGGAACCCGCCATACTTATTATTTAAGGGGAATCTTCAATTATTCAATTAAATAGATCAATCGTCCCCATAAATATCTTGATCAAAATCATGGCTGGATATTTTTATCTTTTTCGCCAATTGTAAAACAAACTTATATGCTGAATCAAAATCAGCATCAAATGATTTATATTGATTATATCTATTAGCCATTTGCTCATTCTCAAAATATAATTCAACGCTTACTTTCCCATTCTCAAATTTTATTTCCAATGATAAATTACCAGTTGAATATTCTAATATTTCTCGTTCGGTGTTACCGAATCTATCATTTTTTTCTTCAAAATCTGGAAATTTTTTCAGTATGGCTCTTGAAAAAGACCCCCAATTTGTTATATTTTTATTATGGGCATCTGCGATAGACCCAGCCCAAGTATTTCCCTCCATATACAATTTAGCAATTGCGATCTGATCTTTCGTAGTCATGATATTATTTAGTGAAAAATGTTTTTTTTAATAGGATGCTACCCATCCTGCGTCATTTGCCGTCACAAAAACCATGTTACCCGACAAATTACTAAAATAATTGGAACTTAGGGAGACTGTGACAATATTATCATTCACCACCGTAATCACATTCTCTGGTAATTGATAAGCGGAAATCGTGGGAAACTTGGCAGTGTCAATCTCCGTATATACCAATTCGGGAATGTTATAAGCACCCGACAGATACCATGTATTATTATAATTAAATCGCTTCCCATAGAACGTAAAGTTCCTATCATTCAGTTTCGTGACAATCAAAGAATCTCCTTGATGGATACCATTGATGAAATAATTGGTGAATTCTGGATACGCACTAATCGATACGCTTTCTGTTTGAACACCTTCTGCACTGATAGCATCGAAGAGATTGTAATCACAAAATCTATTACTGACAGCTAGAGCATGGAAATCTGCATTAACCACATAGATCGGTGCTTGAGTTTGGTTATAATCTTTGAACAACCAACCTTTGACTGTGAATGATGTGGATGCAGAAATTCTCCATTTTGTATCAGGTGACAGATCTTTGGGGTTTTCATAGGAGATATCACCTGACCATTGGATTTCTGAACGAATCTCATCGATAAATGGTAAATCAAATTTTTCAGGAAATTGCCAAGAAACAATGATATATGGATTACAATTTACCACGAAATTCTGGATAATCTGATCCAGATCTTCTTTGAAATAACAGATGATATTTACATCTAGAGTGAGATTGACAGGAATTGGTGTTGGAATTTTCGCAAGTCTATTGGTAGAATCCAATTGTTTTCTATACAGAAATTGATCTTTATTTGAAATTCTGGAAGGATCGCGAGCCAAACTTGTTTGCTCAATCGTTACTACTGGCAATGTCAGTGTCTTGGCTCGATCAGTGAGATCATGTAGGACACGGTGTTTAGGTCCGTTTACATACCGAACTTCAATTTTCTCCTTCGATTGTCTGGTTTTCGCATCATAACGATACACAAATGCATCATCAAACGCTGCCACAAACATGTTGAGGAGATTGGAATTTTCAAAAAAATAACTGTAATCACGCATGAACTACCATTATTTAATGCTAGGATATCCGATTAAACTTTTTATGTAAAAATCATGTAAAAATCATTAAAATTTACTGAGTAATAGAGTATGGAAACAATAAAGTTAAAAATTCCCAAATCCAATCGGACGATCTTCAAACGACTTAGTGGAAGTGTTTTCTTTATGATAATTGAAAATATCAGCCAATGCCATCTCTTTATCAATTTTAACACCAAGTTCGCAATAATCAGCCAATCGTTGACCATCTTCAATTGATAATTCTCCGAAACGGTATTCCAGATAAAGTCGTCCTTTACGAAGTAATGCGGGATCAACTTTCTTCAAATCGCAATTAAAGGTACAGATGATACGCATTTTCATACAGTCGCGGAGGAACCCATCGGTCATGCCCAAAATGTTTTGAGTTCCCGAATTTCTATCAACGGAAAGAATCTCTTCTGCATCTTCGATCAAAATTACACAACCGCGATTTTCCAACATGAAAGATACAAAAGATGGTTGGGAAATAACCGACACCATGGATGGGGGTATGTAGATTACATCTGCATCACATTCAGTAATTAAATTCTTAATTAGATTGGATTTTCCACTTCCAGGAACCCCGTGAAACAACATTAAACTTTCAGGATGTTCACCTTTCACAAACTCAATTATTTTATCTTTTGGAAATTGTGATCCGTAATATAAATCGTATCGCCCGTCTTTAATTTCAATATTATTGAAAGTGGTTTTTTGTTTATACAAACCTTGAGCATTCTGAGCGATCATGTAAAAGTTCTTCTCCGAATCAGGAATAAAAAGAACATTCATGTCGATTAACTCCTCTAGCAATTTTTCAATGGCATTTTTATTTTTAAGAAGAGGGCAAAACGATATGGAAACGACTCCACTTTCCATAGAAATAAATTCTATATCATCATCATCATCATCTTCTTTATTAATTTTGTTTTCAGGTAAACCGAAATTACAACGAACCATCAAATATAAAAATTCATTAAAATAATATCCAGATTTGAAATCATTGATTTTATATTGATGAGTTACATCAAATTTCCATCTTTTGAAAAGATCGTGAATATCATCGAGTCTTCGAGCATCCACCAGATAATCATCAAGTACAATCGTATTCAGAGAAATATTACCAAATTTCTGTTCAAATTCTTGAGGGTAGTCGGAAGGGTTCTTAAATTCACCAACTGAATTTACCCAATAGGTTTTCTCCAGTGCTTTTTTGATTGTTTCTTTTAATTTGCTCATATCAGTTAAATCTGTCTAGGAAGAACTTGGGAAGCTTCTTCTTGTTCCTATTAATAGCATCAAAAATGCTTCCGTCAAGTATATATGTTTCACACCAGTCATCATGGGCGCGAACACTACGACCACAAGCCTGAAGCAGAGTCTTGAGCATAGCATTACCATACCAATCCTTATCAATTTTCATCAGCTTCTCTACTCGAACATCCTTTGTCGGTAGCCATGGTGCTTTGAGAATGATTTGGAAGCGAGACAAATCACCTTTCAAGTCCACACCATATGTCATTGATGGTGACACTAAAATGGTCGGTTCACTGGACGATTCATGAGTTTCCAAAAGCTGTTCATTATTCACTCCTGCTTCCCTACAAAGCAAACGATCTGATTTTATATTTTCTCGAATATAATCTGCCAAATATTGAGTGTGAGTATGAATGATACCCTTTTCATCTTTATGATGTTCCATGATACCTTTGATCTGTTTCATCAAAGTTGGAAGCATAGATTTTAAATTTTGAAAATTTAATTTCTGTTTTGCCATGATATGAATCGGTGACTTCTCTGGATTAAAGTCTGTTCCAATGTGGATATATTCATGATCTTTAATACCAAGAGATTTGCAATAAGCATCGGGATCAATAATTGTCGCAGAAAGAATTACTACTTTTTCAGCATAATCAAACAAATATTTTGAAAGAACATCAACTTTTAAAGGAATAAATCGGATAGCATTTTCCAATCGTTCTACGATGTAATCGCTATCGTAGAAAGTATCAATCAATAATTGTAAGGAATTTTGAAGATTGGTAAGTTTGGTATATTCCTGTTTCTTTTTATTGAAAGTGATAATATCCTTTTTATTACTATTCTCACTAAACCAACTTTTGTATTCATCTAAGGAATTTGTTACGCTCTCTGTAACCTTACTAATCCACGCCAACACTTTGGTTTTGTTGTTATCATCATTGGGAAATGGTGTGACGAGTGTTTGAGTCTTCATAAGAAATGGGATATCCACTACACATGTAAATTGACCAACTAACTGCTCTTCTAATTCTGAACCCTCATCACATACAATAATCTGTCTTTTCTTGAGGTGGTTGGGAAGAGAGAAAAACATACTGTAATTCAAAGCGGAAAACCTTGACGTTAGCATATTATTACGAGAGTTGTAATAAGGACAACGATTAGCTTTCCAACACTCATTCTTTTGGTTTGCCACATAAATACATGGCGCAATATCAACTGACAGGGTATCATCCACATCACACTGGTAATTACTCTTACCTTTCAAAACTCCTGTATCATCGAAAGTATTCTGGTATTGATCTTGGAGTGATTTAGTAATTGTCAAAGAATAACACCCAAATGGATCAATATCTTTCATCAATTCTGCACCATTTTCAGCAAAAATACTATAATTCTTTACTATTCTTTCAAATTCAACGGGAACATCTTTAGATACATTCCCAAGGGTTTTAGCTAAGTGTGTCTTACCTACCCCTGTGTCTGCATGAACAATTACGAATTTTTTACCATTCTCAAATGCTTTTTCAATGGCATTGAGAGCTTTTGCTTGTTTATCACGAGGATTGAATCCCTCTGGGAAGTTTAATATTAAGTTACGCATTTTTTAAGATTTCAATTTCAACATCTAAGGACATTTATTATGGAAATCCTACCACGCAATTTTAAGATGTCAAGACGTAAAGATAATTATCGAAAAATTTAGAAATATCTGTTTTGTTAATTGCTTTCATCTTCCAATAAACCTCTTCAGTTCTAGGACAGAATGCACTCAGAGAATAATCAAAAATAAATCCATTTTCAATTTTTTTAATATCATAAGGATAAGAGATTTCCCATTCTTTGATGTCTCCATCTTCTTCAATTTTAAATCTTACAAAATTTTGTTTGGTGTTAAACATTTGTATTTTACCCCCTTTAATTGTTCGGGAATTCAATACAAATTTCACATCACGGAAAATTAATTTTTTTAAATGTTCTTCGATTCTATTCATGGGTAAGGGTCGAGATTAAGTTCATTGTCCATGTATCGCAATTTCTCGTTTGGACTCATGGGGAATATATTTTCATTGAAAAACTTCCAAAAGTTATCGTCTGCTGGGATTTTTTGAACGAGATAGCACATATCCATCGAGACATTTCTAAAGTCCTGCATGAAGATATCCCATGTAACTACTAAATTATGTTTACGCTCATCAACTTTTTTAGGTTCAAAGGAACCTGAAAAGTTCAAAGTTGTTTTACCATTATAGGAATTGAGAATCTCCATACTGTTCGTACACAACATCTGGCGAATATAAGGTCGTCCTGGTGAGCGTTCAGGTCGTCTACGAACAATTAATAAATCACAAATGTTATTTTTCAATAACGTTTGTAATTCATTTCTCTTTAATTTTTTTAGCATTTATATCACAAACGCCAAACATGCGCTGCTCGTTCAAGAACAAAGCGTTCTTCACTTTACCATGACCTGTTACTTCCAAGTTGGAGATTGGAATACCCATATTATTGGGGAACACTACGATATCACCAACTTCAGTGTATCGCACGTTTGGTCCTTTAAGGATGACTTTACCTTTTCTCCAAGCATTATGAACTTGAGCAACAGGAATCGCAATACCTCCACGTAAAATATAATCACCTGATTCTTCTCCTGTGACCAAATCACAATATTCAAGAAGCATCACATCATCAAAAAGTTTGGATAGACTATAATCATCCAAACCAAAATCACTTGGTAGTGCTTTATCACTGAGATCAATGTGGGATTTTTGAGGGGCTAAAACATCAATAGATACGGTCATGAAAATACTTATTGATTATTTTTTAGATGTCAATGGATATTTTTTTATTATTAAATTCGCAGTGTCTTAGATTGTGTTTCTGCGAGAAACGATTTGTATGCTTGTGTCAATCCATCACGTAGAGATGTTGTAGCTTGCCATCCTATTTTATCGCAGAGACTTATATTAAGAAGTTTCTGCATTGTGCCATCTGGTTTACTATAATCGTTTTCAATTACACCTTCAAAACCTACGATATCGACAATTAGTTGAGCTAACTCTTTAATACTAATATCTTTTCCTGTACCTATGTTGACCCAATCAGGCGGGTTAGGATGCTCTATGAGATGCATACAGGCAGACGCAAGATCGTCAACATGTAGAAATTCTCGTCGTGGATTGCCAGTACCCCAAATGGTTACACTTGGTAGCTTCTGAACTTTAGCCTGATGAATGCGTCTAATAAGTCCTGGAATTACATGACTATTTTCAGCATGATAGCTATCACCAGATCCGTAAAGATTGGTAGGCATAGCAGAATGGTAGAGAAGACCATATTGATTGCGATAATGCTGACACATTTTTAGTGCTGCAATTTTTGCTATTGAATATGCTTCGTTGGTAATTTCTAATTCAGATTGAAGTAAGTAACTTTCTTTAATTGGTTGAGGTGCTTGCTTCGGGTAAATACAAGAGCTTCCTAAATTTAAGAGTCGTTGCACACCAGCACGACGACTTCCCTCTATGATATTTAAAGCGATAGCGAGATTCTCATATATAAATTCTGCTGGATATTGAGAATTCGCATGAATCCCTCCAACCTTTGCAGCAGCGATAATAACTGCATCGGGTTTGTTTTCGTTAAGAAAGTCAAACACCGCTCGTTGATCTAACAGGTCAAGTTGATCTCTCGTTGCAGTAAGTAATTCATACTTATCGTTTTTTTTGTATGCTCGTAATAGAGCCGATCCCAGCATTCCACGATGTCCTGCGATGTATAATTTATGGGTATTGTTCATATCTACGATTTGTTTGTTTTAAAATTAATAGCCATGTTGTTTGAGTAGAGCAGCGCGATTAGCTTCCTTTAGATCATGTATCACCATTTCTTCACACATTTCTGCAACAGTAATCTCAGGTTTCCAACCAAGTTTTTTCATTGCTTTTGATGGATCACCAAGTAGTGTTTCAACTTCGGCAGGTCGGAAATATTGAGGGTCAATTCTCACAATAACATCACCAACCCCAACACTATGAGCTTTTGATTTATCGGTAATAGCAGAAACAATACCAATTTCATTAAGTCCTTCCCCTTTGAAATCAATTTCTATACCTGCAAATTTTGCAGACATTCTTACAAATTCTCTCACAGAAATTTGTTTACCAGTAGCAATAACAAAATCTTCAGGAACATCTTGTTGAAGCATCATCCATTGCATTCTAACATAATCTTTAGCATGACCCCAATCTCTCAAAGAATTGAGATTACCAAGAAATAAAGTTTTTTCCAATCCAATAGCAATATTCGAGATACCTCTCGTTATTTTGCGTGTTACAAATGTTTCACCGCGCCGTGGTGATTCGTGATTAAAAAGAATACCATTACAAGCATACATGCCATATGATTCACGATAGTTTATAGTTATCCAGTAAGCATAGAGTTTAGCTACTCCATAGGGAGAGCGTGGGTAAAATGGAGTTGTTTCGGTCTGTGTCGCATTTTGCACATAACCATATAATTCAGAGGTAGATGCTTGATAGTAACGAGTCTTCTTTTCTAATCCAAGAAAGCGAATAGCTTCAAGCAGCCGTAGAGATCCTAACGCATCGACATCAGCGGTATATTCTGGCAACTCAAACGAGACAGCAACGTGAGACTGTGCGCCCAAATTATAAATTTCATCTGGTTCAACTTCTTTAATTATTTTAGTTAGATTGGAACTATCAGAGAGATCACCATAGTGTAGTTGAAATCTATTATTGTCTTCATGTGGATCTTTATAGAGGTGATCAATACGCGAAGTATTGAAAGATGAAGATCTTCGTTTAATGCCGTGAACTTCGTAACCCTTTTCAAGAAGTAGTTCTGCAAGATATGAACCATCTTGTCCTGTAATACCTGTTATGAGTGCCTTTTTATTCATTTTTGTAAAGGAAATTTGATGTTATTTATTTGTCAATCGACATTTGTCAATGTACATTATTTTATTATTAAATAAACAAATATGGCAATTCCTATTTCATGTAAATGTATCACATACGGACGAGTTGATTTATTAGAAGAATCATTATACAGTTTTTTAAATCAAGAATATGAT